GGAGGAACGACCCGCAGGTGCGAGAGATGTCGGGCAATACGAGAAAGATTAGTGGCAAAGAGCATAAGGCTTGGTTTTCCCGAGCTCTTACAGACAAAAAGATTGTTCAGTTCATTGCGGAGCTGGATGGCACTCCGATAGGCACAGGAAGGCTGACTAACGCGCCTGATGGAATATATGGACGCCTGAGTTTCGTAGAGATATCCATAATAGTGGATCCGAAATATCGGGGACATGGATTTGGTAAAGCAATCGTTGAGCTGCTCGTTGCTAAGGCCAAGGAGATGGGAAAGAAGCCTATTGCCCAAGTCAAGGTTATTAACCCCGTTTCGCTTAACATGTTTCTTAGTTGTGGCGCGAAGCCCCAACCGAACAGCGTTTGGTTTCATTGGCCATGACTTCCCACGATCCTTATCAGGTAGTCCGGGACTTCGAGAAGGCTTTAGCCGAGTACACCGGGGCCCCTTACGTTGTGACCGTGGACTCCTGCACGAATGCGCTGTTTTTGTGTTTAAAATATATGAAATCAATTAAAGGAACTTGGGATTTTGTGGAAATCCCTAAAAGAACATATCTATCGGTTCCCATGCAAATAATTCATGCGGGTTATAAGGTGAGATTCCGTGAGGAGAATTGGCATGGGGCTTATTGGCTTGCGCCACTCCCGATTAGTGATTCTGCTAAACGGTTCACAGGGGGTATGTTTCCATCGCCTCTTTTTGAATGCCTCTCCTTCCACTGGCAGAAAATTCTTGCCATCGGTCGCGGGGGTGCGATTCTCACAGACAACGGAGAGGCCGCAGCATGGTTCCGACGCGCACGTTTCGATGGCCGGACAGAAGGAGTAGACCCCAAGGATGATCAGGTGATGATGGGATATCACATGTATCTTACGCCTGAGTTGGCAGCGGCAGGATTGGTGCGAATGTCCTTCCTGCCCAAGGACAACCTCGATCAGCCGTGCGACGATTACCCGGATCTTAGCAAGATGGAGATTTTCAAGTGAATTGCCCAACCTGTAATACCGAATTGTTTATCTGTGCCTTGTGCGAAATGTTAGTGGCACACTCGGTTAATTATTGTTCTGGTTGTGAAGTTTATATTTGCGATGATTGCGATTTTAGCGGAGGTCCTGGCGGGAACCATGAAGCGGAAGATCATGGCGTATTGTGGAATGAGTGTGGGTGTACGCCGGGACATTCGTGCTTAGTTCATTCGCGCGCACTAGAAGCATATCTTCGAGAATTGGAGAAAACGAATCCTAAGCACCTTAAAATGCTACTTGATCACGACACCGACACTACCACTTATTCATGTGGCTATTTTACGCATAAATGAGCAACCTCATCGCCATCATTCCTGCTCGTGGCAACAGCAAACGTCTGCCCAACAAAAATCTCCTTCCCTGCAATGGCATTCCACTAGTTGTAAGGGCTATCAGGGTGGCAAAGGAGAGCGGGTTGTTTGGAGAACAGATATTCATTTCGTCTGAAGATGAGCGCATTCTGGACATGGCCGTCAAAGAGGATGCACACCCTTTTTCCAGGAACCCGATTCTATCCGGTGATAATATATCCACAGCTTCGGTCGTTATCGATGTGTTAGCAAGAACCTACTATAGCTGTGAAGCCTTCTGCGTTCTCAATCCTACATCGCCGCTGAGAACGGCGAAAGTTCTCAAGGATATATGGACTTCGTTCCAATTGCGTGGATTGGGATGTCTTATGACTGCGGTTCGCAATCCATTAACAATGCCCGAATGGACCCACGATGGGACTGCACTCTTTTGTTTGACAAAAGCTTTTTTGATCTATTTGAATTTTGATTTTATGCGTCCTGGAATCTATGAAATGCAACTGGAGGCGAGCATTGATATCAACACTGCTGAAGACTTCGCCCGTGCTGAAGAGATACTGAAAGAGAGGGAGTCGGTGTGAAAACCGAATCGTATGCTACATGCGCCGATTGCGGTAAAGAACTTCTAAATCCATATTCCAATGTTGATCATTTTCACAACGGCTCATGTTCTATAGCTTGGAAGACGAGGGAAGTCGGGATTCCACTTGCCCAAGCATTGGCCCTGAAACAACGGACCAGGAGAGAAATCCGCCGAAATCTTCCGAAAAAACCGCAAATTAGCAGACATCTACGCCACGCTGAGAAAACGAGAAGAAGCGAAGAGAGAAAATACCAAAAGGAGGATTGGCAGGCGTGGCAAGCGATAATGCACGGAGCGAGGAAAGAATGGCTAGACGAGCATTCTTGGGCACAGAGATATGTTTTGACAAATGGGGATTATTTCCTGCCGAGCGAAGAACGCTTGGAGGGTACTAAGATGATGGATACTTTCTCCTTTATGATCAGGAACACGGATCATAGAATTATGTATGATTATGAAGGTATATATGAGTAAAACCTTCGTCATAGCCGAAGCTGGCTCGAACCATGAGGGCTCATTGGACAAAGCCCTAGAGTTGATCGATATCGCCGTCGAGTGCGGGGCTGATGTGTGTAAATTTCAGTTTTGGTCCTCATCTACACGCCTAGCAGAAAGGCGCCACGCACCTGACTATCTCCAAGGTTACATGAAATATCGAATGCCCCAGGAATGGCTCGTAAAGCTGAGTAATCACTGCGCGGAAAAGAATATCGCCTTTATGGCCACAACCTATTTGCCCGAGGACATTCAAGTGGTGGATCCCTTTGTCAACCGATTCAAGATCGCCAGCTTTGAGGCTACCGATGAGGAGTTTATCCGGGCGCATCGAACTTTTCACAAGCCTGTGATTATCTCCACCGGAATGATGGATAACTCCGATTTGTGGGCTCTACGAAACTTGATTCGTGTTGAAAACATCGACGCAACCCTACTCCACTGTGTCTCTAGCTATCCCGCTCCCTTGGAAGCCGTCAATCTCAACGCACTAGGTCGATATTCGTACAATGACGGTAGGAGTTTGGGGCTGCACGGCTTCTCCGACCACACGGGCGAAATGAACATGGGGGCCTTTGCCGTGATCAAGGGTGCTGAGATCGTGGAGGTCCACTTCCGAAACTACCACACTACCAAAACCTCACCAGACTTCCGAGTTTCTCTCTTGCCTTACCAGCTTCATCATTACATCTACACGATCCGCCGAGCCGAGATCATCCTTGGCGATCCGATCAAGAAACAACAGCCGTGCGAAAAGGAAATGGCAAAGTACAGGGTTATGGGATGAACTAAGGAGGATATATGGATGCACTGCGTAAGATACGGAAGGCGTTCGAGACATTCGCCGGGGCTGGACTTAAAGCCAATTGGCACGGAGCTGGGACTGATATGACTACTGGAGAGGTAGACTTTAGCTTTGACCTAGACGGCAAGGCATATTCAGTTAGCATTAAGGAGATTCCGTTTAAAAAACCCAAATGATCAAAATTACCCACCACTATTCAGCCTGCGTCACGATAGAGACTCCCGACGTTAAGATTCTTTGTGATCCTTGGTTTACCGATGGGATCTACGATGGCTCCTGGTTTCTCTATCCCAAACCCGAGAATGAACCGATAGAAGCCGATGTGATTTACATCTCGCACGTTCACCCGGATCACTACGATCCCGTATTTCTGAAACGTAAGTTCCCAAAAACTCCTATCATCATCCAGGACAGAGATCCCAATTATCTAGCAATGAGAATGAAGGCGGATGGGCTTAACTTCAGGATATTTAAGTGCGGTTACTTCGGGGAAACCAAAGTTTATATCCTCCCCGACTTTGGCACTCTCTGGAACATCGATAGCGTTCTCATTGTACAGCATGGGAACGAATCGGTACTCAACATGAACGATTGCAATGCTGGAGAGGAGTTCTTGCAGACAATAAGGAAGCTTGCACCCGATCTCACCGTAGCACTGATTAATCAGGCTGGGGCTAGTGCTTATCCGCAGGTTTATTACGATGTGAACGATCCAGCACTTGAGGTAGCAAGTAAGGGAAAGTCAAAACTCTTTCTCAATCGGTATCTCGGTATTGGGGAATTTTTCGATGCGAAAATTAATGTTCCTTTTGCCGGTCAATACCTCCTCGGCGGAAAACTCTACTACCTTAATCCCTATCGGGGTAATGCGGATGATGTGGACGTACACGCCTATGGGTCAAGTTCCGTTGTGCTGAGTGAAGGAGGAACTATAGAACTAGGAACGCTGTCTTGTAATAGGGTGAGAGTTGGCCGCATTGATACCGACAATATGGCAAAATATGCGCTATCGCTTTCCTCGCAGTCCTATAGGTATGAACGCGAAGGGGGTTACGTTGTTCCAGAGCATTATTATTTGGAAAAGGAAGCATTTGACAACGCAATGAAGAAATCACCCGTTAAGCCAGAGGTTCACATCTGCATCAAATTGGTGGATCAGAATAAGTGGATATGTATGCTACCGAGTAAAAACAAATTCCAGGTATTTGATTCCGTCGAAGATATCTCTCCTAGATGGGAAGCCTACCCAGATCCTCGACTGTACTACGGTCTCCTTACAAAAAAGTATTACTGGAACACTGCATATGTGGGATCCTTATATCCGATACGAATACCGGAGAGATTACCAATTTCCGATACAGAGGTTACTGCGTTCTTGAATTATTTTCAGGCGTGAAATTAACGGGCATTTGCAATTTGCACAAAATTGGAGACAATAGAAGCTATGGCAGATAAAACTGAAGAGAGTCGAAAGAAATTTGAAGAGTTACTTCGTGAATTTGTAAAAGGCGGGCCGACTCCAGAAAGTTTGCTTGAACCACTCGCTAAACTTACAATCTCTCTCACGGATGATGAGTCAATTCTTCAGGCGAGATATTTTGAAAGGGCCAAGGCGCACAAGGAATTGACGAATACCTATAGAACTCTGAAGGGAGAGCCCAACCAAAGAATCGAAATCCACCATGTTAGGGATCTCACTGACGAGGACTTAGCAAAGCGGCTCCAAGCGGCAGAAACCAAGCCTGCGGAATCTGAATCCGACTCGGATAAAACTCTACATTGAACGATAGGCGTGACAAAGAAGATCATCTTCTCCTCCTGGAGGAACGGAACAGGCGACTTGCCGAAGATCCTATCCGCACCTTTGTTCCCAACGGCCCAAGTCAAAAAGCCTTCATAAATTCCACAAAGCCCGAAGCCTGGGCAATTACCGCAAACCGATGGGGAAAGACGCGGGCCTTGGCCTACATAGGCTCAAAGGCGTTTAGGGAAGGAATGGGATGGATGGGACAAGTGACTAAGCCCTCCATTATGAGCGACGGGAGCCTGATGTATGACCATGCTGCGGCTATCTGGGTAAGCTCTCTCGATCACGATCACTCTCGGGACACTTTCCAGCCCTACATTTTCGATAACGGGTTTAGAGCGCCAGGATCGGATGAGCCTTTCATCCCCCCGAGAGAGATCAAACGATGGTACGCCGATGAGCGTAAGACTCTGGTGGGCAAGAACGGTTCCTTGATGACCTTTAAGAGCGTTGAGGCCGGGCGGTCTAAATACTCAGGATCAGGAAAGGATCTAGCAGTTCTGGACGAGGAGCATCCCATTGATATCTTTGAGGAAATACTGATCCGAGTTCCCGCCGGTAAGCGTCTATATATCCGTGGGGGGGCTACCTTGCTACCGCCCGAAGGCTATGTTGGGGGCGTCACATGGCTTTACACAGAAATCATTCAGAAATTCCTGGCGGGCAAATTGCCCGATGTGGATGTGTTCGGTGGGAGTATCTATGATAATCCGCACCTTCGGCCAGAGGAGCTAGAACGGCTTGAGGCTCGCTATCCAGAAGGCCCTCTGAAAAGAATCCGGCTTGGCGGGGAATGGATATCCGGTATCAGCGGGGCTCGGGCCTACCCCTCTTTTGCCAATCCCATCCATGTTTCTAATGACATCAAAGTTAGAGATCGCTGGCCGCTTTGCTGGGCTGTGGACTTTAACGTGGATCCCATGTCAAGCATTATTGGACAGTATATTCCTCTGGAAGCTGGTCGATATCTTTTCTATATATATGATGAAATTGTCTTGGAGGGTGGGGTTACTCCTAACGATGCGGCTAGGGAATTCCGGCGAAAGTTCCCGACTCACTCTGCCGAGGTCTGGATCTATGGAGATGCCTCGGGGAAAAACCGAGGGCAGACGGCAAAATCGAGCTACACATTGCTCATGGAAGAGATGAGGGGTTATCCGGTCGAAGTCCGATTGCGAGTACCTGAAGCCAATCCGCATGTCACCGATAGGGTAAATGCGGTCAATACGGCCTTGAGTTCGCCACAAGGATTTGTCGGGGCTGTGGTTCATAGCCGATGCGTTGAATTGATTGCGGATTTGAATCAGGTTGTGTTAGATAAGCAAAATCAGATAAAGAAGGCAGCGAGCAGCAAGGACCCCTACTCCCGCCGGACCCATACCTCAGACGCATTTGGATACTGGATTGTTTACGAGCAGCCGGTGGAAAGAATTGGATCGCGGCAGAGGCCGTCTATAAGGATAGCTTCTCCGAGCTATGGGTTTGCGAATTAATGGATGAGCCGAATTGGAAACGAATATGGTGTACCGTCTGCTATAGGGCTTTGGATAGGCAATTTGAGCAGGCAGTCGGGTTTCACGTGGAACATTTGCTTCAGTCAAATCAGGCGATCAGCATCCCTAGACCGACATATGGGTTTCAGGGGGAGGATGAGCCGGATAAGGAGCCGGAGTTGGAATGATGGCCTCTGATGATCTGCGCAGCAAGGATTCCAGATTACAGTATAAATGGAGATGGATTAGGATTGCCGTGCAGATTCCAGAAGAAGAGATTAAAAAGTGGAAACATTTCCAATCCTCGTGTGCCCGTTTGGGCGATTGGCAACTTGAAGCTATTCAATGGCCTGGTTATTATGAAGCACAAATAAATTATGTGGGTAATAGTGTTGCAAATCAGGGCGGTTTCAAAGCTAGAATAGAAGCTCAGATAGGCGCGGAAAAACTGTTAAAGACTTGGATAAAGGAACAATCAAAGTTAGTTAGTAGCTAAAAAGGAAATAATGCCACAAGCACAACCCGAAATCTTCGTCCCAGGCGAGTCTGAAAAGAATCAGATCAATATGATCCGTCAAGCTAGGCATGAGTCCGACTTGGCCTCGCGCACCCGTAAGCGGAAAAACGACATGAACATGGCGTCTTACCTTGGAAACCATGATTGGAGTCACAAAAAGAAAGGTCAGTCGAAGGTAGCTATCCCGAAAACCGCTGTGTCCGTAGAGACCTTCGCCGCGTTTATCAAGCGAGCCCTTGTGGCCCTTGGTGACTGGTACAGCGTTGATGCCCCCGAGGCCGGTATCCTACGCCCTCCACAGATCATGGCCTTGATGAACTGCTTTCTCGATAATCTTGCCGATGGGATGCGTGAGCAAACCCCCTTTGGTGTCAGGATGTCCGATGCGACCAAGGTTGGGCTGTTAAAGGCCCTCATGATCTTAAAGGTTCATGGGTTTCACCAACCAAGACAGGTGTTTGTAGCAGAGCGCGGAACCCCGCTTGTCGAATCCGGCGAAGTACCTAGAATTGTTCCTCAAAATACCGGAAGTGTGAAGAGAAAGACGCAATGGATCTGGCGATTAGCCATCGATCTGGTTGACCCAGACGACTACAAGCCCGATCCTACGGGCCGTAAACTCTATGAAATTCACCGAGTAAAACGAGACCTACATGATGTTATCGCCCTAGCAAAAGAGGATGGGATATATGATCTGAAGGTTGTGAATCAGATTGTTAATGATTTCAACGATGTAGAGGAGGATAGGCGTAAGGCGAAACATCGTTCTCAGGACACTACTATAGCCCCCGGATCCCGCAGGGAGATCGTTATTGAAGAGTATTGGGGCGATATGCTGGACAAAGACGGCAAGATCAAAGAGAGGAATATCCTTGCAGCATTGGCAAACGACAAGTACCTGATCAGGCCAGCAGAACCTAATCCTACCGCACATGGCGAGAGCCCCTTTTGCGTGGCTCCCCTACTCCGTGTCCCCTTCTCCGTATGGCACAAGGCTCTGTATGACCATGCCAGCCCGTTGAATAGCGACTTGAACGAAATCATATCCCTAATGCTCGATGGAGGCCTAGCCTCAGTTCATGGGGTAAAG